TATCTTGATAAATTGGATTATTACCATCATCACCACTAAACAAGCCAGATGAATCTGTTGTTGTGGCTAAACCTCCAAAAATATCTTGTGTTTCTTCTGTTGCGATCATCGGCACTGTTGTAACACGTAGCAATGTTGGAACCCAATTAGGAGTATATCCACGAGTACTCCAACCAACGTCCGTAACTTCAAGATATTTTTTAACTGGCTTTAAATCCGAGTTGTATTGTGTTTCGCTTGGTAATTCAATTATATCGCCAATAACAATAGGGCGTCCCAATATTGCAACACAAGAAGTAAATCCTACTTGAAAAACAAACACTTGTGATGGTAATTCGATACCAAAACGTGATAATTCTGTAGCAACATCCAATAAATCATATGTACCTTTGATTGTAATAGTTTCTCTGACATAATTACGATCTCTGTTTTCAAGAAATATTCTATCCTGAATATTCATTATATCTGTTTTTTCAAAATCGCTAAATTGTAAAGCTTGAACTCCCCAATAATCATTAACACCACCTGAAAAAATAACAGGGCGTAAACGCCAGTAACGAGCTGGTGTAGCCATACCATTGAAAGAAATTGCATTTAATTGATCATTATCAGGTAGTACAATTACAGAAACACCATACCATTGTTTTCCATCAAATGATCTTTCCACACGTGCTTTTGTAACACGGTTAGCAGCATTAGAACTTTGTTTGATTACAATTGTTGATATTCTATATTTAATACTTGTATCAATACCATAAAGATTACGTCCATTATCTAATTTAATTTCACCAAAGTCATAACCAATATAAGCGGATATGACAACATTTGCACCTTTTTGTAGTGAATGCCATTCTTTAACATAAATGTTAAACGCATCACTGGCAGGAAATCCTGGTAAATCACCGCTTGAAATTGGTGCACCATGCCCGGTTAAATCGACAAGTTTGGTTTGTTCATGAACACCTAAAAGTTTGAAAACATGTAAATCAGCACCAGCAATGTTTATTTGTTCATTAACATAATCATCAATTACACATTGATCTTGATTTAAAGTTAATTGGAATGCTTGGCAAGGATTTGACGTTGGGCTAATCGGACAAACTGTATTTAATTTTGGCTCACATGATGATGACATAAATTATCCCCATAGAATGGTTGTTCCAATTCCTAGTTCTTCAACATTGTTAACAACAAAGTCATCAACTTCTTGATGGCATTTATCATACATCTCTTTAGCACGTGAAGCACATTCAGCAGCATTTAATACAACGCCACCACCAGCACCAGGTAATGAACCATATTTACCACGGATTTGCGATAGGATTGAATAAGCATTTGCTGTTGAATACTCCAATAACCAGTTTTTATTCCATCTATCTGAAAATATATCTTCCTCTGTTCTTTCAACAGTTGCGTCAATAGCCAACAATTCTGTTCTTGCAAAAGTATGTGGGAAGAATAACACTCTTGATTGCTCGTTCCATGTAAAAGTTAATCTGGCTGCAAATATCTGTTCAAGATTTGAAATATAGTTGCTAATCATGAAATAACTTAAGATATCAAATGTTCCCATATTGTACAAATGTTGTAAAACGATTTGACCATAAGCACCAGCACCTTGAACTGTACTTAAGAATGCAGACACCATTCGATACACACCCATTACTGAAACTATTTTATTAAAACTTAAACCTTCATTGGTTAGATAATATGCTTGTTTTCCAGGTACAGTATAAAGGAAAAAATATCCTGATTTATAAGCATTAAAACTCTTTTTGCGTAAATTTTCCAAAGCATTATTAACACAAAATTCTAATTGTTCATTGGTCAATTCAACTTTGATGGTAGGATATCCCATTAAGGTTCTTATTTCATTCATTAACAATAAACGTTGTTTTGGCGTTCCTGTTGTGCCTACCCCAACTTCTAAATAACTTGGTTGTCCAGTAACACCATCAGCACCAAATATTGGATCTTGTAATATTGTCTTTGGAAGTGATTTAAATAAAGTAATATCTGTCAAGAAAATTGTTGATTTATGACCGAGTGTAGTACTTGAGACAATTAAATTACCATCAGTGTTTAAAGCTGCTGTTGCTAATGGCAAAGCTACTTGCCATGCTGCTCCATTCCAAAATTTTAATACTTTATTAATTGAATCAAACCACAATGTTCCTTCTGCTGGAGCTGGTGATGTTGTGACATATAGTAATGAAACCCATGCAATACCATTCCATTGATTTAAAGTGTTTGCTGAAGTGTTAAACCAAAAATTTCCAACTACTGGCACTGTTGGGTCAGTTGCCGAATTAACCGGTGTAAATGGAACCCATGCTGAACCATTCCATACGTTCCATGTAGATGTGGTTATATTAAACCATACTTCATTAATAACTGGTAATGTTGGATCTGTTGGATGATTAATAACATTTATGGAAACCCATGATGAACCATCCCATTTTGTTAATAATGAAGTTGATGGGTTATACCATAACTCTCCTGCCACTAAAATTGGAGCAGCAGCCGGATCAACACTCGATAATATAAAGTTTGCAACAGGTTCCCATGCTGAATTTGTTATACTCCATACTCTAAGATCATTGTTTAGTGTGCTGAATAAGTTTGTATCAACAATTGAAATGGAAGATGTTATACCTGTTGTTGAAGATGTAATTGTAATTAATCCAGCAGATAAAGTTGCTACAGCGTGTGTTCCAAGAGCAGCGTTAAGTTGATTGATTAAATCATTATATGTTTGTGCTGTAAATCCAGGGATATTAATTACAATTGGCGCACCATTATCCACTGTGACACTTGCTGTATAAACTGTTGTATTATTTTCCAATCCTGTAGCACTGGTTCCAATTCTACCAGTTGGAATGTTAATGGTCTGATAACCAGCAGTTGATATAGTTCCAGCAACTGCAGGGTTGATAAATTCGGATGGTGAATTCCACCACAAGTCGCACGATGCACGATTTGTAGGATCAGTTGGCCAAACAATAACTGGAATTTCAACAGAAAATGAAATACCATCCCATAGATTTAAAATTCCTGTGTCAGGGTTAAACCAATATAAACTTAATGTAGGTGATAACGGTGGTATTGTTGAAATATATGCTACTACATAGTTCCATCCTGGATTTGGATTATTTCGTTGATATAATTTGTTATTTTGCTCATCAAACCAAAAACTATTTGTTAATATTGCATTTGGATCGGTATTCCAAATAATTGCTGTTGTTGGAATCCATGGGTCTACAGTCCAAGAATATAAATGTTGGGTGCTCTCATTATACCAATATGTGCCACATGCGGGGGCAACTGGTAATGAAGGATCAGCAGTTTGATTAAACAAAATCTGTTTACACCATGTTGTGCCATTCCAAAGATATGCGGTTGTTCCATCAAACCAGTAATCATCGCAAGTTGGTTTGGTTGGATCACGTAAATAATGAATAATATCTGTTTGAACGACCCATGCTAACCCATTCCATTTGTTTAATACTTTTGTTGCTATATTGTACCAATATGAATTTAAAACCGGTGTATTAGGTTGTACAGAAGATATGATTACAATTTGTAAAACGTTAGTGTTGCCATCCCATATATATAATTTTTGAGTTGCTGTATCCCAAAATAACGTTCCTGTGTTTGGTGATGTTGGACTTACTGGTGGGTTTTGTAATTTTTGAAATGCTATGTTAAGAGCATTAATCATATCACCATAAGTTTGAGCATCAGAACCATTAATTGATATTGTATAACTTGTTCCAATAATTCTTGCTGTAAATAAGTTTAAATCTTGTGGGTCAGTTGGAATAATTTGTTCTGAACCATCAATAACTATTGAAAATTGATAAACGGAGTTTGGGATCAATCCAGTTGTGTCTGATGCTTTTACACCACCTGGGCCAATAAAACGAATTTCCCCTGTAGGTGCTATTACTTCTTGTCCAGAAGCATTGAGACTGACAGTTTGAAAACCATTAACAGCTGGTCTACTTGGATTAGGATTATAATTTAATGAATATGAATAAACTCCTTGTGTATAATAATTATTAACACAATCATGTGGGTATCCGGCAATATAATATGTAGTTGTTGGTTGAAGATCTGTTACATCAACAAATGTAGTTGTTTTATCATTATAAAAAGCACCAACAACTAATTTTGTTCCAAGTCTACTTCCAGTATTTAAATTAGGGTCGCCTGTTGGATCACCAATGTAGGTTGTTCCATTTACTGGTGCACCTGGTCCAGTGGTGGATGGAGCTAAGTATGCTGGTGCTCCACTTGGTGGAGGAACTGTATCTCCAATAGTTGCTGGTGAAGTATCTAATGTTATTATAATACCACAATAAGCTTGATTATCGGCAGTACATCCGGCAGCGGGTGTTGGAATATTCCATGAAATTCTTCCAGTTGTTGGGCCTGTTCTATCAAATTTTAGTGTTATATCAAGAGCTTCTTTTTTAAGAAGTGAAGGACTATCATTGCGAATGTCAAATGAACCCATTAAAATATCTCCAAAGCTATTGAAGTATTTATGAAAACTTATAACTAATTAAAGGGGTTTACGAATTATTCCAGTGGGTTTAGCAATTGGTTGTTTTGTTGGAAGTTTAACTTGTGTTTTTTGTGCTGCTTCAACCTTTCCCTTTAATTTTGAAAAAGTTAAACGCATCCTATCTAAATCATCGATTAATTCATTTTTGGCGTTTTCATCGCCTTTAGCTACAGATGCTAATAATTTTTGATACTTGGAAGTCATAGATGCTGAAGAAGCTCCAAAATTAGAAACACGAGAAGTTGTATCTGCTTGTTTTCCAACCAAATCAAGTGTGCGAACAGCTCCAACGTTAGTTAAGTTAGCAGCAGCCCAATTGTTTGGATCTGAAAGCAGTGATAATCCAGCAAGAAGCTGAACTGATTTTGGATCTTGACTTGGAGTTTTTCCCGCTGCTATTTGTGCTCTAATAGTACCAAGATACTGTTGGGCACTTTCATATAAAGAAAAACTTTTTTCTTTAAATAATTCATTACATTTTGATTCAACCAAAGTTAAAAGTTCATGTTCTTTGCTACATTGTTTAATAAATTTAAAATTAGCCATTGTTATTTTCCTTAGTATTTCTTATCAACCATTTTTCAAGTTTTTTTCCGTTCCAATAAGTCGAAAATATATCTTCTGATTCTTTTAATTTAATGGAACTAGGTGTTGGATTATTAATATCTTCATAATGCCATTCAACAATTAATGTTTGTTTTGGTTTTAACGAAAGATATTCCTTTTCTTCTTTATTTTCACCAACTGGAAATTTGCAATATTTATTAACAGTATATTCAACAATCTGTGTTGGTGTTTGTTTTATGGCTTCACGTAAACGTTCTTTCGAATCCAAATATTCTTTAAAGGTAATATGTGATGTCATAGTTAGCCTTTTTTCTTATACCTTTCTTTTGCATTATAAGCCATAGTATGTAAAGATTTAGCAGCCGTAATAATTTCATGTAATAAAGAATTAAACTTTTTAATTTCTTCGTCGGAAAGAGTTCTTTCTTCCCCACGCATCATTGATGATTGACTAAGCAAATACTTAATTTCATTAAATGTTTCGTTGTTAATTTTTGAACCATGACGTTCCGCTTCAACAATACCAGCTAACTCGACCAACCGCTTTTTATTCATAATGGCCCTTTTAAAATAAAGTTATTATCTATATTATTTATTGTAAAGAGGATAACAAAAGGGCAAAAAGAAACCCGCTTTGCGGCGGGTTTCTGATTTACAACTATCTTAAAGCTTAATTAATCAACAATTTCAGTAATTGCACAAACTCTACCAAACCTACGATTACCGTCAACACCATTAGACGTTAATGTTGAGCCGGTGTCTAATAAACCTACTCTTACTTTAAATGTAGTGGTACTTGTAGTACCACCTGCCATATAATACGTTAAAACAAAGTTGATTTAGTCGATCTAAGTTATCAAGATTAGTATGAAGTAGTCTATTAAGTTCATCTTTTGGATTTCTTGGTGGATAAGGTAATTCCTCGTATTGCATATAAACATATGATATTAGTTTATTATTTTTGGCCATAAGATATATTTTTTTTAACAAATTTAAGTGTTCCACAATTCCATACTCTATCGTAACCGTGATTAAGCATGTTTTGATATTCTGTAAGATTTGGATCGTAATTTGGTAGAGTATTTTTGATAATATCTTTGCGGTAAGCCCATCGATGTTTGCGTTTTCCATTAATTATATAGAAATAGTCTGGTGGATTTATTCTATCTAAATTAAATCCAAGTTTATAGTATAAATTACCCATACTCCAACACCTATCTGCATAACTATAAAGTTCACTCCAACAATAATTTTTTTCAAAATAAGTTATTAATTTAGATGCTATGCCGGGTATACGATAATTTATATTTGTTGTAAAGCGAACAAGCTCATAGCTATTTTTTTCTTTATTTTTATGATTACCTATACCTGCACGAGGTTTGGAAAATGTCATAATAGCTACTAATTCATCATTAAAATATGCTCCTATAGATATTTGAGAATTATCATTTCCTTGTATATGATATTGATTTAAAAAATTAGATTTTTCTTTGTTTGTAACTTGTCTAATTACACATTTTCTCGCATGAATTGTTGGAAAAATAGAAGTACCCATGTAGTGATTTATTTTATTAAGAATTAATAATTTATTTTTAACCCATTCATCTTCAAACATTAAAAATATTTTATATTTTTGTTCCAAAAATTTATTGTAAATATCTAAAAAATAATTTTTGTCATTATTAATATTATTGAATAAATGAATTGCAATCGCAATTTTATTATTTGTATCTATTACACAGTTTAAATTTTCCATTTGTTTAAATGTTGGAAATGCCTTTATGAAATCAGAAAAAATTGAATTCTTGATTTTTTTCCATTCTAATTCCCAAATATTTACAATGTTATAACCAAGATTTCGGATTATTTGCTCACGTTCTAAAGTTTTTTTATATAGCTCACCGGCAGTTATTTTATCATCATATGGGTGACAACAGTCATCAGGGTTATATAATAAAGGATTGCCATGAAATGCATCACCATAAAATTCATAAATGGTATTATTGTCTTTACAATATCCGTCAACCTTATATTTTGTATTTGGTATTAAAAACTCGCCACCCTGTTTCACATGTTGAATGTAAATATTTTGCTGTTTTGCAATCGTATCGAGCCAATCTATGGCCATTAAAGAATAATTTTTATTATTACACTCAGGGCAACCTGAATTGTGGTGTATTATATCACCACATCGTGCATTCCATCTATGATCTTGTTCACATTTGAACCACATAAAATCTCTCTGAGATGTATACGTTTGATTTTCACATAACCACACTTTTTTGCATGGGTTTTGTTTATTTCGGTTATCTAATAATCGTTGGTAATCTTCAATTGTATGTTG